TAAGAAGGGGCAGCGTTTTCAGCAGAAACGGACGAATCTGAAGCGGTCTGATCATGGCGCAAAAAAATGGGCAGGAGCGTGTCTTGCATCGACAATTAGTCGATTTTATCAATCGTATTGAGGAAGCTCTTCAAAACCCCCATCTCTGAACGATGGGGGAAGCAGATTTGTTTAAACGAGTGACTTTTGACCAGGTGTTGAAAAGCGTCGAAAGTTCCCGTGAACGTTAGTCGTTCGATTTTTCCGAATAATGCTGAAACAACTCGATATTTGCCTAAAAATTGGGCAAATATCGTTTTCAAGAGTCGGCAAGGCCCCATGGCACTCGAGACGAAGCGCGCACCAGAGTTTCGGGATAATCAGCAAGGTAGCCTTGGCGGAGCGCACCATTTGCGCAAGCGGTTGCAGTTGTAGAGAGCAAACAACGTGAGCGCTCGACTGTGATTTTTCGCCAACCCGCGATAACGAACCTTGGCATAACCATAAATCCTCTTCAGCCAGAGGAAGCACCACTCAATCGAGCATCGTACCGATGCTTTTGCATGTTCCAGTTGCCGCTTTACGTTCACGCATTCGACGAGCGCTTGACCAAGTTCGCCTCCAAAGTTCTCACTGATTGACAATTCCTTCTTCCATGCGCTCGGCCTGGCAGCAATGTACCATGACACGTCCTTGAAAGGAATCGCCAGAATTTCAGCACGCTTGTGGCAACCGATGTAGCCGGAATCAAGGAAGACTTTCTTCTCAAGCCCCTTCAGAAGGTCGCCCAGATGAGTAATGTCATGTTCATTAGCCGGTGCGGCGACCGTGCCATAGATGATCCCGGATTCAGAGCAGGCGGCAATGTGCTCCTTCATCCCGAAATGCCAGGTGTTGGCCTTCTTGCCCGAAGCCATCTCAGGATCTCGAGCGTGAGCCTTGTTCTTCGTTGACGACGGCGCTTCGATAAAGGTGCCGTCAGCCGCCACCATATCAAAAGAACAGGCTCCGGCCTCTGCTGCCAGATTTACCGTGCGCTCGAGGAATTTCTGCGCCAACCCATGTTGTTCAATGAAATGCCGGAAGCGCAGTATCGTCGAATCTGAGATGAAAAGACGAGTGCTTGACACGCGGCAGAAGTTGCGAGCCACCATATCGCTCGCCAAATATGACTCCATCTCTGGATCAGACAGGTTGAGAGAGACCTGAAGCAGATGAACCCGAACCATCGTTTCAAGGCGCGTATACGGCCTTCCTTGTTGAACCGTCTCGCCGGCTTTGATGTGGTAGTGAGGCAGGCATAGTTGGATCAATTCGTTGATTACATCATCTGTCAAGCGATCCATGGCATTCACGCGGCGATCAGCATGAGCCCGACGAACATGTAGGAACTTTTCAGCGTCAATGTCTGCAAAGCTCAATTGACCATTAAACAACTCTTCCATAGCGTTACAAGATCGCAAACGTCAGCATGATAGAATTATACTATTTTGATGGCAAAAAAAACACCATTTTTTGACGTTGTAAAGAAAAACCGAACGGAACGATTTTGTTCAATTCGGCTTGGGAACAGGGGTTTTTGAAGAGCTTCCTATAACCTGCAATTACGATGGTTGCTATCCGGTCTTCACACTACATCGCCACGCGAGCCAATCTTCTGGATTCCCAATTCCCAACCAAGTATGCTTCTCACGAAGTTGATCGTACAGTTTTATCGTACGCCCCCTAAACACCGTTTGTTACACGCGTAGGATCCGCCAAAATCAAGATCTCTTTTATGGAGATCGAGATGATCTACTGGACCAAGGCTCACACAGCCTACCTCAGCAGCGGCCCTCAGCAAAGCCGCCTTCCATCGCACCCGCCTGCATGAGTTCCTTAAGGCCGACGATGCTCTGCCGAACCTCTGGGTGCTCTACCATCAGTTCCGCCGAATCGAGAAGCAAACGTTTACGCCCGTTCCACGCCCGAGCTCCAAGCTGATCAAGGTCGTTGGCGAACTTCGTCCCTCAGCCACTTCCCGTGTTCCTGCGGAAAGTCAGATTCCGCAGGTTTCGGTTCAACTGGAGCGCACGTCTGACCTTTGCCACCGCAGCTCCTGAACAATTCGCCGCAGCCCTCATTCGAATGAAGTCGGAGTTTGTCCGATGACGCCCTTCGACTTTTCCAAAATCCCCAATGTCACACTGATCGTCTGTCCAGTCGACATGCGCTCGGGGTTCGATTCGTTGGCACGATATGCCCTGTCCATGGCTCAGATCGATGTCGAGAAGTGGCAGGACATCGTCGTCTTCATTTCCCGCAACCGCCGGTTGGTGAAAGCCATTCATGCCTAAAAGT